CAATGATGCGATGCCCCACGCCGACAGTCAAATACCCACTCGTGCATTTATACACGTCTAGCCGCATACCCTCATCAGCGATTAGCTCTTCGCGTAGCTTTTCAATATCCATTACAGCCTCATTTCTTTAGCCAGCGCGACAGCTTTGAGCCAGCTTTCTTCTTCAGCATCGCGAGTAAACGCATCGACCTGCAACCGCTTACTGTACTGCTGTATCTGACTGACGTGGAAGAATAAGCAGCTTCTATGTTCCTTGCCACACAGCACCAGTATGTCATAATCTGCCCACTCCTTTGTGTTACGCGGTAAATACTTCTGCGAACAGCCAGACCCAAGCTGAAAATGATAAGCCGGATTTCGCTTACCTTTAGCAAGTATAAGGCTCGCAGTCTTAACTTGTATCCTAAGCACCGTGTTATCAGTCTTTGAAATAGCCACGCCATCTATTTTATCCTGTGCTGCTTGTGCATACGCCCACCCAGTCATGCCCAATATTACCCCGGCAGCAAAATGCTCACCGGCTAGTCCAATCGTGGTACTCATGTAAGGCCGATAGCCCCGGCTGTTGATACCATAACTGCTACAAACAATCCTACCACAACAACCACCAGCGCAAAAACAGCTAGGCCGATCTTCATGTTTTCGATTGCTTCATCGTGCGCGATGGCGGCAGCCTTGGCAGCAGCTAGTCTAGCCTCTCGCTGTTCGCGCAACGCCTTGTTATGATGGTTGATGATTTCCTGCCACGTTGATGGTTGGTCGGCTGGCTTCGGCCAACGCATGTTGATCATCGTGGCGATCTGCTGCATCTCTTCGTTGAGGCGCTTCGCCTCTAATACAGCGTCAATTGAACCCTTAAAGCTAACATCACTAACCCCGGCCTGCTTGTTGCGTTCCTCGTTTAGTTTTTTCTGCGCCGAGAACAACGTGCCAATCTGCTCCGACAAATCAGCCACTGATTGCACATCGTTCACTCGTGCTTTGATGAATGCTATCGCATTTGACGCAGCAGATACCGCCATCAGCGCCGTGCTTATCGGTTCCATTATGACAGCATTCCTTTTTTCAAAGATTGGCATCGCCATTTTTTAGGCATCAGGCCGTGCGTCATTTCGCCAACGTCACGACCCATTTCCATAGCCCGGCGTTCACAGGCAGCGCGGGTATCGTATGGGCCACGAGTGTCGTGGAACTCGATACAATCGGCAGGGGTCGCTATCGCGCAAGCTATGACGATTGCCTTAAACATTTCCTCGTAAGATCACGCTCAACAGCAGCAGGATTGTAGTGCCAGCAGTGCCTATCATAATATGTTCGATGCGCTTGATACGCAGGATGGTTTCACGCCAGCGTTCAGCACACACTGCCTCATGCGTGTCGATCTGGGCTTGCACTGATGAGGCTGTAGGTTTCATCAGCCAGCGATTTCCATCAGAGTTAGCGTCATTGGAAAACTGTCGGTTCCAACCTTTGAACTAGAAGTATTACTTACCGCAAACTGCATTTGATAAGTGGTTGAAGATGTTGTTGCCGGAGAGTCTAAATACTGGTTACTAATTCTGCCGTGCATACCACCAGCACCAACGTAATTTTCAAATGGACGAAGATGATTATTATAATACAATCTAGTAGTTCCATTGCGAATAGGTGCTATTGTTATACCAAAGCCACTACTCATGTAGTAATTTATAGACCACCAAACTAAGATTTTGGAAGTTGTAGAAACAGGCGTAATATCCAAAGTTAGTCCAGTAATATTTTCAAAAGTTTCAGCCGCCGAAATGCCTTGTTCACCTGTTTGTACAGTGTTTAAAACCTTAAGCACACTACCACTAGGCAAACCAGCAGATGTGACTGCGGTGAGAGACTGATTGTTTAACTTTATAAGTGCCATATCTGTCTCCTATGCCTCGTCTGTTTCGTAAGTTATATCAAACTGCATCTCTGAATCGTGCGCACGTGGAGTAGGGTCAAACGGATGGTCTATGGTTGCTTCTCCAACTGAGCCATTAGTTGTTGAATATCTAAATTTTACATACCTTTTATCAGGGGTTGCGAAACCCATCAAAGACATTTTCTCCCACCCCTGCGCTGCAAAATGAAAATATACAGTGCTAGTCTCAGGGAAATAAGTTGATACGTTTTTAACTTTAAAAGGCAAACCATAAATACTAAGCGATTGACCACCCGCAGAACCATTAGCATAGGAAGCTGCTGAATAATCTAATCGCAAATTAAAATTAGCATGAACTAAATTCCCTATCCTAATATAAGTACCTGCTTGCGTTAAATATGAACCCGACCCAAAAGCATCAGTTTCGTATGCCGTAGTAACATTAGCAGTGCTCCAATGCGGAACAAATGTACCAGTGCGATAAAACGCATTGCTGCTAAGATCAGTCATCTTAAATGTGGATGCTGTTGTTTCTAAGTTCGTAGGAGCTATTGTTGCTGCTAGCTTTGCAGATGTAACAGCATTGTTACCAATCTTAGCAGTAGTAATAGCACCATCAGTAACGCTGCCCACACCCAGCACATCACCAAGAGCCACAACAAAGTCTATGCTGTCGCTGCTTGTTAGTGCGCTGTCAAAGATGAGGTTGCTGCCGCTCACTTGGAAGCTATCTTGGCAAGCCTGAATGACACCATTGAGTGAAACCAGTAGCTGATTGGCAGTCTCTGGATAATATGCTGCGCCACCTAGCGTCAAAGCGTAGGTTGCTGTTGCAGAGGCGGTCAGGGCATCAAGCTTGTGGAAGCCACCTGAGATTGGAGCTTTGCCGACATAGGGCATTAGTCAGCCTCCTCTATTGTAAAGTCATCATCAGCATCATTGTGTCTAGCTAAAAGATGGTCATATTTTTCATTGCCGACATTAGCAGGGATAATTGATTGACTGCCATCTGCGTTTACTGCAATTACTGTAGTATTAACCAGTGAGTCGCCATTCATATCCGTACCGCTAACATATTGTGCTGACGTAAAATTAAAATTAATCATTTTTATAACTCCGCACTAACTGAAGCAACCGCATCACCATTGCTTCCACCAGACTTTATAAATATCATTTGAGAACCTTTATAAAGAGTAAATCCATTTACCCCTATGCCTGTAGCTGTTGGAGATGGAACAGTGTAACTGTTAAAACTGTCGATAGATGAAGGTGCTGCTCTTTTTTCTACTTTAAACCCAACATCAAGCCATTGGTTGGCGGCATTGCCGTTAAGTGAAACTGACATAAAAGAATAACCATCGCCACCACTTGAAACTGCGTGACCTAGCAATTCAAAATACCGCTGACACCTAGCCAACTCATCGCCATAGCTGCGGTGTTCAAACGGCGTGGCCTGTTCGCCTACTTCTAGCTGGATGCCGGTGATGTACCAAGTTGCAGAGCCTGTGGCAATTAACTGAACACTGCTAGAGGCAGTATGATAATTAGCACCAGCCCAAGCATCGGCAGGACCTTGAAAGCTTGTGCCAGAACCTAAATCCAACATAAGTTTTAAGCCTGTGACATCTGTTGTTAGCCAAGTACCTGATGTGTCTAATTGGAATGTCTTTGTGATTTTTTCCCAAGTGTTAGCTGTAGAAATATTATATTGGAAAGGGTAACTACGGGTAGCCGCCCCGTTTTCCAAACTCGCACCGTGATTTCCAGTCAAGCTACTTTTTACCCAAAAACTAAGAGTAACTTTAACAGCATCGCTTGTGCCTAACATAAGGTGTGCTACATTCTGACCTTCAATTCTATATTGAATGACATAGTAATCTGAAGCCGCAATACTGCTGTCTGCTGTATCTACAGTAGCTTTCAAGCTGTTTTTGAAGCCTTGACCAGAAGGTGTGTCTGTTTCTTGACTAAGAGTAAAAGCACCGCCACCTGTAATGCTTGTCAAATATCTGTCAACAGACACATAACTAGCATTAGCCGCACTCGCACTCGTACCCCGCTGTGCCACCTGCATCGCACCATTGATGATGAGGTTTCTTGCACCAGCAAACTGGGATTGTCCGGCTGGTAATATTTTAGATAAAGCCATTAGCTTGCCTCCAGTGCCGTAATTCGGGCTTCTAACGCTGTGATTGTTTCTTGCTGCTCTTGGAGAGCCTTAATTAATATCGGAACAAACACGCTGTACTTAACCGACTTTGTAGTTTCACCAGTTTCTTCACCTTCATTATTGGTGTCTGGTGATTCCTTAATCATATTTGGAAATATTTGTTCTAACTCTTGAGCGACTACGCCAATTTGTTTATCTGTTGTGCCAATCAAATTATAGTTACGAACTTGTACTTTCATTAAATCTGCAAGTTTTGGAGTTGTATCAACAATGTTTTCTTTTAGTTTTACATCTGAAAGTGCGCCATAAGAGTTGTTACTGTTTTCACAGTCTCCGTCACCCCGAACAATTAAGCTTTTAAGAGTAGAGGTTCCTAAAAAACGCGCAAGTACGTCACTTGCTGTTTTAGCAGCGTTAAGAACAGTAAAAGTAGCCCAATCAGCGTCAGTGCCGATGCCCACGTTGCCGTTGCTGCTGATACGCATTTTTTCACTAAAACCAGTTGCGTCTTTTGCTGTAGCGGTAGCAAACTTGAAGCCTGTGTTAGAATACAAACTGGTGGGGTCTGATGCTGTCGCACCAGTAAACATAACTGCAAAATTAGACCCACCATCCAATGCTAGACTAGCACCTGATGAACCACCGTCTATATTAAGGGTTTTCTGTAACCCGCTTGGGCTTACAGTGCCAATGCCCACGTTGCCGCTGCTGCTGTCAACTTTGAGAGTGCTAGTGTCAACAGTAAGGTCGCCAGCAATGTCGATGTTGGTATCTAGCTTTGCGCTAGTAACAGAACCATCAATAATCTTGGCTGTGCTTACAGACGCATCCGGCGTTACTGTCGTTTGCAAAGCCAGTGAGTTGTAGACCACATAGATGTCGTCTGTCGCTACAACAGAGCCAGTAAGCGTTACTGTTACGCCATCAGCACCAATAGAATATGCTGTTGTAGGCTCTTGCCTCACGTTATTGATAAAAAGTGAAATGCCTTCTGCGCTTGCGACAGCGTGTGTCAGCGTCAGGCTAGTGCCAGTAATATTAGTAAAGTCTTGTTTGGCAGGTACTTGGCTAAAGCCTTGCGTCTGTTGATTGCCTATGTAAGCCATCAGTTAATTCCTTATGTTACCGGAGTGCTAATTGCATCAACTACAGACACCCAAACATCTGCGGAAGCAGCCGTGTCTGACTTTACATAAAGCCTGTCACCAGACTTAACGACAACTTTTGCTCCACCATCCAAGATCTGAAGCGCACCGCCAGCAGCAATGGGTGCGCCTAAAACCAGATGGATGTCGTTAGTGCCATCGTTAATATAACAGTCAACGGTGATAGCGTTAGTCGTTACATTGGCAATGTGAATACCTACAATCGTATCCACACTATCAAAGTTCGCCCCATCAGGTATGTCAGCAGCGACAGTGCCTACTGCGTTTAATGTATATCTATGAAAATTCTGTGCCATTATTAACTCCTATAAGGCAATCGCCATTGCAATGCTAAAGCCATTAGTGGCAAAACTTGTGGTGTCTGCCGCTGCATTATTCCAGTTAGTGCCATCATAAACTCTAAGAATGTTGTTACTGCTGTCAAAATACAAATCACCAGCATCTACTGTGCCAGCATTACCTGTTGGTGCAGCACTTGTTTGATATGTTTCTGCGGCAGCATCATTAGTAAACGCTCCATAATACACATCACGCTGCGTCTGTGTTTCGTTCTTAGCCTGATTTGCCCAATACTTAGCTGAGTATTCAGCAGTACCACCAGAACCAGTAACAGCAGTGTCACGATCAAAACCTGTGCCGCCACCTATAGACCACTGCTTAGCAGAGCCAGTGTTCATACCTGTGTTGCCGCCAGTACCAATAGAATACTCTTTGGCTGAAAATTCTGTGCCATCGCAAGTGTTTGTTGTATCTGTTGCCCACTCTTTTGCAGAGCCACGACCAGAACTATCAGTTACACCAGTACCACCAATGGCATAGGCTTTACTGCTATAGTCTGTGGTTGTGCCATCGTTAATAACGCCATCTGTTTTAACAGCCCAATCGTCAGCAAAAGCCGCAGTAAGCGCACTAGCTGCCGCAGCCGTAGCACTACTAGCCGCTGCTGTTGCACTATTACCAGCATTGGTTTCAGCGGTTGAAACTCCCGAAAGATCCAAGACCAAATCATAGTAAGCACTATTTGCGTTGGTGGTAAGTGGCACAGCGCCGGATGATGTGTGTGCAAAATTAACGCGATAGATATTGGAATTGCTAGTATCAACGACCTGATCACCAATAACATAAGCAGTACCAGCAGCCCAGTTTCCTTTCCAAGCCCCAACATCACTTGATGCGGATGGGTTGCCGTTAATGTCAAACGCCAAGAACTTACCAGCCCGGTCAGTTTTAGATGGCAATGTCATATCAACAACGCCGCCATCCTCGACTAGCGCCGGGTCAAACGCCGGGGCGCGTAGGCCGCGTTTGTTTTCTTCAGCCACCTGCTGGTCAAAGATCGTCAGCGCGTCTAGCTGCTCATTGAGACTAGATGCCAACAAGTCACCGGCTGTTACAAAGTCTGTGGTGCGCTCAATATCTCTCGCCCCAACAATAACAATTTGATCTGATCCAGTTGGCGTTGATGGCACGTTGCCACCAGTCACAATGTTTACGCTGCCAGTACCGTTGGCGTTGATTGTCACAGTAAAGTCTGTCGTCAGCGTCAGTTTGGTTGCATTGAAATAGGCAACGATATCGGTGTTAGCCAAGATCTCAAACGAAAACGCATACGGCCCCAGCCCGGCTGATCCGGTAAACACGACCCTGCGTGTAATTGCATTGATGTTATAGTCAGCCATTTTTGTGCCTCATATGATTGCCGTGATTATACATTATTTATTACCTGCCGTATAGATTGACCTTTTGTTGGTTTTTGGCAATGTCTGCCGCAGTGCCGGGGTAAAGAATAGGCGCGCCATCTTCTGTCTCTAGTGTGTAATCAACAAGCCCGGTGTCTCTGTCTTTAATTGTTTTGCCAAACATAACCTCTCGCGCTCTAGAACGATAGTCAGATACCACAGTGTTAACATCATTTTGCAGTGACCCTATCGCCGGGGCAATCCCAAGCAGGTCAGCGTCATTGAGACGCTGGTTTATAACGTCAACAATAGCCTCATCCATTGTCATCCCGGTGTCAGGGTCTGGGTCTTGTTGCAGCTTTAGATACATATTTTGCTGCTCTGCCGTCAGGCTAACGCCGTTGATTTTAAAGTTTGGATATGCAACGCCGTGATTGATTGCTGCTAAAATCTCAGACACCTCGTCACGTTTTCCCTTTTGCGTAGCCATAGGCCTCCAAGAATAATCTGCGCTATACTCAATAGGCTTGCCGCGCTCATCTAGCTTTGGTGGCAGTTTGTTTGCCTTTGTTGGAACACGGCTCATCATTTTATTATAAGCCTCAAAGAAACCGCGAACACCAAGCTGCGTTGCGTCAATACCCAACACATCGTCTGCCCACTCTACCTGCGCCTGATTTACTGCTGTGTTACTTGCAGCCGGGTCTAGTATGCGCTCAATCTTGCCGACAATTGCGCTGTTAGCTAAACCAACGACAGGTGTTCCCGCAATAGCCACGTTACCCACCTGACGCACATAAGCATCAAGCATAGCAACGAGCCGGTCGCCGCTGTCTGTCTGGCGCTGGTTGGCAATGCGCATTAGCTCGTTTACCGACTGCATCGCTGGCATATTAGTGGAATACTCAGACAGTGACGCAGACATTGCGTCAAACATAATACTAAGCTGCGTGTCGTCTGGGTCATAGGCACGATACTTGACAGCGTCAGCATAAGCAGCGCCAAGCAACAATGGTATTGTCACCGGCTCAAGCCTCTTTAATGACATAAACGTGCTGCCCTCTAGGTTGCCGGTGCCGCGCTGAATTGTACCAGCGCCGAGGATTTTATTTACACGATCAATATTCTCATCCGACATTTCGTCATTATTTAGGCGCAAGCTAAAGTCTTGCCAACCGATGCGCTTTAGGTTGTTTCTGTCCTCTGTATCTGCCGGGCCAGCGCCAGTGAGCCTGCCATTGTAAGCTAGATAGTAAGAGCCAAGCCCCATAGTGCCGCCGACAACAATACGGCTAATGGCTAGGTCGCGGTGCCTGCCGCCCTTTTCCCACTCGCTGTAAAAACGTGGCGACATAAAGTTTAAGATAGGCACACGCGCCGCGCCCTCAATGGCAAGGTTTGTGACTGACTTACTAAACAACATGATCGGCTTAACTAGTGGGTTGTTCATAACCTTGAGCGCGCCGTGATACATACGGCCAAGGTTTGACTGGCGGTCAATGTCGGCCATTAATGTCGCTTGTTTTCTAAAGCTCTGAACACTAGCGTCAACCTCTGCCGGGCGCTCAGTCAAAAACCTGTTTACGGCCTCTTGTGAAACAGACAGAGCCTCATCTGCTGTACCGCCATCGGCCAGCTTCTTGTCATATATTTGCGCGCCGTAACGCCAAGCCTGCTCGTGCAATTCCATACGCTGCGCAATACCACCAAAGAACTGGTCACCTGCGCCAAGGGCGCGCATAGGGATTGAGTAAATCATCCCCAAGCTATCAAGCACTTTTCCAGCCAGCGTGTTCTTTAGCTCTGGCGTTCTAGCCACCTCTTTGCCAAGCAGCATCAAGGGCGTGTTGCTAAAATACGCAGATGATATAGGGTTACGCGCCGCGTCTTTTGTTGATCCTGTCTTTGCGCCTTGAGCCATTAAAGACCAGCCATCCATAATGCCGTTATAAAATGCAGATGTTCTGGCGTAAATGTCCTGACGGTAATACTCATCCGGGCTGTACTCTAGGCCTAGTGTTTTGGCGATGCGCTTTCTTACCTTGCCAATTGGAACAGCAACGGCGCGCTCTGGAACGTCAGCGATTAGCGTTCCAAAGTTAGCGGCACTGTTGAACAGATGCGTTTCCCAGTTTGTCAGGAACGTAGACTGCGCCGCATAAATGATGCTGTCATATGTTTTGCGGATAATGCCAACCTCAAGGACTTTGTTCTTGGCGGCGCGGGTTTCTTGTTTCATGTAATTATCAGCTAGGGCGCGCAATTGATCATCGCCGCCAGCGCCGTCAAGCACGGCGCGAATGTCTAGCGATGGCAGGTTGCGTTCACGCGCACCTTTAAACACATTCATGCTGCGAGCCACGTCACGCTTTGCGCCTTTTAACGTGCCAAGGATTACCTCATGCTGAGACAAAGCCTCGCGCAATTCAAACTTGCCCAAATCAGTTAAAAGGCCAGACGCAGCCTGCGTCATAAGCTCGTCAACCTTTTGTGCGCTAACATCATGCAACGCCTGCAATCCGGCAAGCTGTGTGGCTAACTGGTTGTTGCCAACCTTGCTTTGCATTGGTATGCCGCGAAACATTGCGTCTAGTGTTTTCTTGGGAACGCCAGACATAAAAGCGCGTCTATATAAGCTCTCAACCGTTTGAGCTTGATAGTCAGGTTCAGTATCCCCGGCCACAGCCTTGGCTGTTGCTGCTAAACTATCGCTATCATAAAAGCGAGTATTGACTGGCCCGGCTTCAATGCCCGCTTCTAATTGAGCTTTGCTGGGCGATGGCACTGTGCGCGCACCACCCATAGCCTCTTGACGCTCGGCCATTACCTCTTCGACACGCTCTTCTGTTGATGGCTTTGGCTTTTTTATAGGCGGCACAATTTCCGGCTCTATTTTTGTTTTTGCTTCAACAGGCGGCTGGATGTCCATAACATCTGTGGCGGTGCCGTCTGGGTCGATAACGTCAACCGGCTTTGTTATTTCTTCTGTTACCTTGTAATCAGGGTCAATACGCGCACCGCGCTTTGTTAGAGGCTTGATAATTTCCCCAGCGGCTTGACGGCCTAATGACCGGGCAAAACCAGCAGGCTGGATGCTGTCATCAGTCAGGTCGGCATCCGGCTCCTGCTTGGAAAGCTGGTCGAGCTTATCTTCTAAATCTCTTGGGCCGCGTATTGCCATTACATTTCCTCGTTAACTTCTTGTTGCATTGCCCCAGTGTCCAGCAGCGTCAAGCCACCAAGAGACAGCAATGGTATCGACCCTTTCATAAATTTCTTAAACACTTCGTCTTTAGACTGTCCTAGCATTTGAGACGTTACGTCCACGCGCTCATCAATTAACTCAACAATAGTTTTTGGCTCTGAGGCCAAGCCTGTTTTTTTGCCGTTGGCAAACCAGCTTAATGATTGCGCTTCGGCTGGTCTTACACCAATTTTTTCAGCCACCTTCTTATATATGTCTGAAAATATAGCATACTCAGTTTGAGTTGGCTCGCCGTTAATTTTTTGCGTTGCCAACGTGTCATTAATCATTGTGGCTGGGTCAAGGCTTGATGGGTCAGCTAGATACTGGGCGCGCATTTCTTTTGTTGCTTTAGCATTTTTGCCCCCAATAAACTCAATGGGTATAGACCCCGGCTCAATTTCGTTCATTGCGTCAAAAACAGCACGAATTGCGTGTGTGTCGGCAGTAACGCCAGCCAGATTTCCACTTACATTTTCAGCAAAAGTCGCTGGCTTGGGGTTTGTGTTAAAATTTAAACCATCGACAGCAGCTTCATCAACCAGCTTTTTATGTATCCCACCGGGGTTAATCATCATTGGATAACCCTTTTCATTGACGCCCTCACCGCCGGGGCCAATCATTTCTGTCAAATCAACGCCGCGTTTTTGTTTGGCGGTTACCAATGAGGCATTACGCAGATTTTGTTCAGTCATTGTGCGTGGGCTAGTAGCCGCATAATTTAACGCAAATTTCTTTAGTTGTTGCCGCGCCTCTTCTTCTGGGATGCCCAGTTCCACGGCCTTATCAATTAAAGGGCCGGTATGATAAAAATATTGCACATTAGAGCCAACTAATGGCCGCGCTCTGTCAGCCAAAACATCAGAAATTTTATCTGACATTTCTATTACTTTTGCGCCTCTGTTATTTAGAGGCAGCTTCACGCCTTCTGGCGCTCGCGGAACAGGGGTATCGCTTTGCTCTGGCATATTTAATTCATAAGGGCTTTGGTTGTCTCCGGGCTTTGTCTCTAAATTAAAAATCACATTATCAGTTGATGGCTGAACTCTTTGCCCAACAGGCAATTTCATTTGTTCAGCCCTTAAATCAAGCACTGTTTTTAATTCGTCCTTGCCCCTAGCCAACTTGCCAGCCGCAGCTAACGCCGGGTCAATTACTTCCATAGGATCAGCGCCAGACATAACGCGGTCAGTAATAGGCCCGCGCTCTGCCATCCGCGCCTCGGCTGACTGCCCCGCTTGGCTTATTGCCTCACCAACAACAGGCCCAAGTTCACGCGCTAACATCTCGCCGCCCTTGACTAAACCGCCGCCCATAGTGCCAGCAACGCCAGCAGTCAACGCAGTGCGCAGTGCGCCTGTTGCTGGGTCAATCTCTATCCCAGCTTTGCGCTCAACGCCCTGCGTTAGCTGGTCAGCAGCCCCAGCCTCAACGCCAGTATATACAGCGGCTGACGTGCCAGGGCGCTTTGCTATCTCAACTAATGCTTTTTTGATGCCAGTAGCCCCAGTCTTGCGAACCAAGAAACCAGCGCCTAATGTGCCAAAGCCAGTGTAAACGCTAGGGTCAGCAATCATACCGCGTATCATGCGAGCAGTGCCAGCTAGTGTAAAGTTAGGCAGTTGGTCATAACGATCCATAAGATAAACAAAAGACTTGGCTTGATCTTGTGAGCCGCTAGTCATTAAAGCTGCGGCCTGACCAATGGTGCCGGGCGAGCTAATGCCACTTTCGCCGGGGATGCCAGCCGGGCCAGCAAAGTTATAATTAAACTCACCGATTGCATCTATGCCGTAGCGCGCCGCCATTTGATCGTCACCTTCAAACGGCTCACCCTCAAACAGCAAATGCACGTCACGCGCCGCTGCTGCAAACTGCGGATCAAGCAACAATTGCTTTTCAGTTACCTCTGGTGCCTCTGGCTGCACTGGGTCTGGCGGCGTATCCATTGATGGGATTTGCAGAACAGGCGGCGTGTCAACTATAACATTAGACGCAAACCTATCATCAAACGCTCTTGCAAAATCATCGGTCATCGTAGAGCATCCCTTCTTTCAACAGCACGGTTCATAGTGCTAATTCTAGATCTTACCAAATCCATTTGCGCAATCAATTTCCGGTCTTTCACACCTTTAGCGATTAAAGCGTCTCTTATGTCCTGTTCTGTTGTATCTTCGTCAATTAAAATATTAAGAGGTGTTTGCGCGCCTTCTGGCCCAAAGTCTCTAATAAAGTTAGTAACGGCAGCATTAACATCTTTTTGTTCATCACTGCGGCGATACTCTAGGTCAATTTCTTTTGCTATATCTAGTTTTGTTGGCATTAAAGTGACCCGCGTACTTTGCTCCCATTCTTGTATTCTTGCTGTGTATCTGTCGTCCAAAGTTCTTTCAAACTTAAAATATGCCTTGGATTGCTTTTGGCTTGCGTTTGACCCATCAACAATTTTAGCGTTACGCCGAATAATCCGATCAACGGCTGTCGCTTCTGCTTTTACGTCTGTTTGTAAAAACGGCACAATTGAATAATAGTCCTTTGCGCCAACGCCAAGGGCATTTGCTTGCTGTTCTAAATCATCCATTGTTTGTATTTCGTTGCCCAGCACTCTGCGCTTTAATTCAAACATGCCAGCAAAATTTGACTTTGGGTCTTTGCTGGGATCAAGCGCCTTGTCTAGCGATGTGATAGATGATTGCGTTACAGCCTCTGGGTACAAAACGGCTAATGCCTGCAACTGATCAACCGCAGAGTTATACGCTGCGCCTTGGTAAGCGGTAGCCGCTAAGTCGGCCATTGTTGTTTGTATGCGCTGCACTTCTTTTTTAGCATTAGCAAGGCCAAGGTCTTTAGCAACCTTATTGTCAGCGATACGAGCATCGCGCTGTTTTCTAACTAAGTCGCGAACACCAGCTTTTTCTTTATCGTCAAGGACGCCATACAAGCTGGTGAACCTATCGCCAAAATCACCTTTTAAAGCGCGGCGCGTGTTTTTGCTTGATTGCCCGGCCCAGTCGGCTAGGACGTTTTGATATTGCTCAGTCACAATATCTCTAATTTTAGTACCGGCACTTTCTATAAACGCAGCATCACCAGTCTCAATGATTGCGTTATTTGCAACTTTTAGCTGTGTAGCAATTGTTCCGGTCGTAACACCAATGTCGCCAGCGTGGTTTAACAAAACACGTTTTACAATATTAGGCAGCTTGTCAAGTTCTGCATTTGCCCGGTCTTTTGTAAGGGCTTGGGCTATTTTAAAACTATGCTCAAGGCCTGATTTATATGTGGCCGCAGATAGCGTGTTCGCAGTCGCGTTATACTTTAGCGCAGCCTCTGGGTCTACGCCCGCGATTATTTCGCTATGGCCGTTAATCATAGCAGTTAAATCATTGCGCATAGATTGCGGGTTAAAGTTGGGGTCGCCGCCCTCAATCATTGCATTATAGACAGCAAGCTTTGATGTTAGCTGCGTTTGCAACTCAGTCGATAACTGGGTTGCGGTGGCCGCAGTTGTTACTGCACCAAACACTGTGTCAGGGTCGCCGACAACTTCACTCATGTCTCTGCCATCAGCAAGGGCTTGCTCAATTTGTTCAGCAGTTACTGGGTTCTCAAACGCATACTGCATCGCTTCGCGTTGTGTCTGGGCAACCTGTTTTTTGTACAAATAATCAGTCATGCTATTGAGGCCTTTAGTAACAGCATCAATTGCGCGAGCCTTAGCAGCGCCTGTCGCAACAAAGTCAACAGTCGGCACTGACGGTATGCCTACACCTAAAGGTCTGTATTTTGGTAGCTCTGCCATTACCCGCCGTATCCTCTAAAGCCTGCCCTTGACACCGTTGCTGACTGACCAGCTTGCAGCCCAGTGCTGCCGCCAGCGGGTGCGCCGCCCAGTGACATACCCATCATAGCGCCCTGCATTATTGTGCCAAATGCTTGCGCTCTTGATGCAGATATTGCTGACTTTGCTTGAGACATATATTGCATTGCCTGCGCTTCGCCAGTGCCAAAGGCAATCTGTTCGCCGTCACGGCTTATATAAAGTTCGTTTGCGCCTTTTTTCTCAGCATACAAAGCCAAAGCCTTGGCGCTGCCACTGAATGGGTCAATCCCACCGGCTGCTGCTCTTGCGTTGATTGCTGCCTTTGTCGCTAAAATATTGTCCATAACGGCGGCACCTTGCTGCCTATACTTTAACGCCTCGCCGCGAGCCTGCACTTTTCTAAATGCTGCTTGCCTTGCCAGACCGCTAGCTTGCGCCTTGCCAGCTTTTAGTTGCTGGCTTGCGGTTAAAGCCGTCATTCCGGCAATCAAAAATGGGATAGCCTGTGCCATATTACTGTCCTACACTCACTTTATAATCAATGCCCAGCAGTGCCATTTTTAATGGCACTTCTTGGCCGATTGTTATTTGTCCATCATAAGTATAACCCAAAAGACCGTGCAATGTCTTGATGCCTGTGTACTCCGGCACTGCGCTGCCAAACACATTTGCGCCAAACTGGCGAAACGCGATTAACTTATTGTCGATTGTAAGCGACTGTGTTTCAAACAACTCGGCGTTTACCTCAAAGATGCGCTTCTTAAAGCCCTTTATTGAGCCGCTGGGCAGGTTTGGTTCAACCGGCAGTGTCTTTACCTCTGGCGTAAAGTTAAGGCCAACCTCGTGGCTTGTAGACGCCGCAGTGGCAAAGGTAACGGTGAATGGGCTAATGCCCACAACTTGATCAGGCTCAACGATGCCATCGCGGATTACCTTAACGGTGTCGCCTTCTAGATGGCTCATGTCCACAGATGACGCCGCGCCGCCAACAACTGAACAATCAAGCAATGCGTTTGCATCAAATATTTCAACATAATATCTGTCAGTCGCAGAAACCGTAAAATCAACGTCAGTAAGTCTGACAGCATCGCTTGATGTGATTGTTAAATTGCTACCACCAGTAACCTTGCGAGTTATACTAACAACATTGGCCGCAGGGTTGGGCGCGTCATACCCAGCAACTGAGTTGATAGCTGTGGCTAAATTGTCTGCGACTTGATCGTTTGTAAGAGAGCCGCCAACTTGAAACTGCAAGTCATTAGCCGGGGTGCCGGTAACAGCCGTAAATGTTGTTGACGTGCCAGCGTTGTCAGTCAAGACAACGGTTTCGCTGTTTGCAATATTTGCAGCGTCAGTCACAGTAATCGTAGCAGTGGCATAAGGAGCAATAGTGCGCTTCACAACAGTGTATATGTCGTCAACGTCAACGCCAATATTTAAGAACTCTCCATCAGTTGTCCACTCTGACGGCGCAATAACATTTTGGCTTCGCAGCAACGTGTAACAAGCAATGCTGCCATCTTCGCCATTTACCAGCATTAGCCGGTCACCCTCGTCAGTTGACGTGGCAACGCGCACCGCCATTTCCTCTGGCGTCTTTAATAGATGCGATGACAGCAGCGAGATCTTAGCTGATGTGTACGCTTGCACTGCGTCACTAAAAATAAACTCTTGGATAGCCTTGCCCTGCCTTTGAATAAACAAGGTTGAGCCGTCTACGTTTTGCAACCGAATGCCGGGTTTGCTGCCAAACGCAGTCTGCTGTTTGACGATTAGATTACTAGGCGTGATGGGCGTGTCTAGTGTTTGCGGCACATAGAACTCAGCGCCGGTCGTAAAGATCTGCAAGTGACGACCAGAAAAGATATCAACAATTGCATTAAATGTGCCGGTGTCTAATGTTGCCTCAACCGCCGCATCATCAAGAGCCTCGCCAGGGTCAAAGTTAAAGAAGGTCGCAACCCTCGATCCAAAGATAGTTGATGGCCGTTGTTTAGTTCCACCAAAATACAACCGGCCTTCGTGGAATGTTACGCTGCGTGGGTATCCCCGGCTAGACGACCACACCTCTTCATAGCCACTTTCAAACTCCCAGTCAGCGTCATCAATGTTACTGGTGTCAAACAAAGGCACCTCAGCAAAACATTCTAGCTTGGCCGCTGATACCCTACGCACAATCCGCAATCGACCAAATGGCGTCACGTTTATATATTGCCCAATGTAGCTGGCGGCAGCACTGGTAAATATATTAGCGTCTGATCCGCTGTGCTTTGCTGTTAGTGTCAGGTTGCCAGATGCAGCAGACGGCTCTAGGTGGTCATGTGCCACACCAGTGTTATATGCGGTTCCGGCAGTTACACTTAAAGTAAAAGCATACTTAGGCACAAAATCAAATGTGATTGTGCTGGCTGTCCAGTTTGTGTCGCCTGCGCCACGCACAATCTTTGTCGGCGGCAGGTCTGGATGCACTACAATAACGGTGTCGGCAGACTGCACCCAATTCATCTCCGGCAAAATAGAGCTAGTCAAACTAGCCACAGCTAAAAAATCATCGCCGCTGCCGTTGATGTTTTTGATTAACGCACCGTCTTTGAAAACGTACATCTTACTGGGTGTGAAAACCAACATATAGCTGTCGCTGACACTAAACTCAAACGACACCATTCGCACAGCGTTAGCCGCGCCGCTATCTAATTCTTCAACAAACTTAGTGCCATCACGCCGCTTGGCACCGCCCTGCGGCTGGATGCTTACATTACGCGCTGTTGATAGGCCAGACTTATACTGACTGATGTCAGTACGCGACCGCAGCTTTGGATCTAGCTCGCCAGCGGTAAAATCATTCTGGATCTGGATGATGCGGCTCATGCTAGAACCTTATATCTGAAATCGGGAACTCTTGTATTTGCTGTGCCGGGCGGTCAGCGCCGTCAATGTTAATAGACACACGCACCAAACCACCGCGCATATTTTCAGACGGTGACCCATAAGCCTTTGCGTGATAATAATCAGCCTTGGCTATCTGGTCGGTAACCGGCTCGGCAAACTCAGCGGCCAACGCCATCTTTAACAGACGCACAAAATACGGCGGGAATATTGCTGGCTCTGGCCGGAACTGGTAGTCAATCCAAACTGTTTCGTAATTAGTGTAAAGGCCAAGATTATAAAGCTCAAAATCGCGAACCGTATTTGAACCAACAGAGCTTGTGTTAAACACAGCCTTTGGGTTGCCCAGTATATCGCCGGGCAGCGCGTAGGCGTATTTCCATTCATTGATTGGGGTGCTGGCAAGCTGCGCTAACTGCACTTTCTGCACAGACCAAGAATACGCATATTGCATTAACAGAGTATCGCGAACATCGTCATAGAGGCGATCAGCGACCTGCGCTTCATCGGTGCCGGTTGCAAATGATGATAAAGGCGCTGCGCCCAACATAATCAAAGCATCAGAACAGATTGATAGTTTGGTATCACCAGCCGCCATTGCGCTACTCCAGAATAGGGAAAGGGGGCCGGTTGCCCGGCCCCACTTAAATTAGTCTGCGTCACCCATTGCGATGGCGGTGCCATCGGTAACGTCAACAACACCAGCCGAATTTGATGCAACCATAACAATTGACATTGTTGGGGTCGCGCTGTCGTGAACAAAGATGATGTCGCCAACTGCCACTGTGTCTGACAGTGTGTTGAAATAACCTTCGGTGTTCACAGCATCAATCGCGTCTGCTGATGTGTAGGTGTACATTGATGGTGCGTTGCCAGATTTAGCTGCACCGATCACGTTCCAACCTGCTGAAGAGAAAGCCATTACTAATCTCCTTTCTATTCAGTCGCTGAGATTTTGACAATACCATCGTCATCAATGGCAACCGCACCAGCGGAGAACATTGAAGAAACGAGGAATGACGTTTTCTCAGGAACGTAGTTGATTTCAGACTTTTGGTTCATGCCAATGCCCATACCGATTGCATCGCGATGGAACGCAAAGCAAGTGCGGGTTGATGGGATAGGCAGGCCACCTTCATCACGATCACCTAATGTGATAAATTTAAAGCCGAGGAAAGTGTCGATCTCGCCTGTTGAGAGAGCCTTCACAGTAGCAAAATCGCTGCTGGTGAGTTCTGTCTCATCAAGCAATGCTGACAAGCCGTTTGCGTGAATAATCATGCAGCGACCTTCTGCTGGCACGTTCTTCACATCCAGAGCCTTTTTAGCTGCAAGCAGCTTTGCAAGGTTCATGTTTGTGCCAGAACCACCAACAGTTGTTGCAACGGTTGACGGTGAGGAAGCTGCATTGAGCGCGTCAATAACAAGCTGATCCATACGGCGACCGATAGCTGCGCCAACTACTTGCACCAATTCCCGGCGCTCGTCAAAGTTGACTTTTTGCTGGTTAAAAATGTCTGAATACTCAGCAGCAATGAAATCTGACATTGTTGCTGTGACTTGTGAGTAAGTCACGTTCAGAGGTGTAACGTCAGTTTGCGGTACGCGAACTGTTGCGGTTCCTTTCCCGATCTTCGGGAACTTCACCTGATTGCCTTCGACACTTGTTCTTTCGCGAGTAACGCCAGCCAAAGCACGAGATGCTTGATATGCCTGCTTCACTTCCGCATCGAACAACTGCACAAAAGCGTTGGAAATGCCTACAGCCATTTTCCTATTCCTTTGTCAAAGTTAAAACACGATTAGCGCCTAGCAGGTATCCTTTCGGGCTGCGGCTTGGGCATACACGCTACGCCCCCAAGCGTTTGCGACAGGTCGAAAGACGATTGTCTGTCAATAGGGATTATATGTAAAAAAGAGAGAACTGTAAACAGTTCCCTCTTGACCTTTATGTTGGCGAGTATTCGTCACTGCCAAAAGCCTGCTCAAACATTTTCTCAACCTTTATTCTGTAGCTTGGATCTGTTTGATATTCTGGCTTTCCGACCATTGCCATCAACTCTTCTTTTGATGGCGCACCGGCCATAGGCGCAACGTCTACCGGGATAGCCTTGTCGCCGTAATAGCTGCGAACCTTTTGCAAAGCTCTCATGCCCTCGGCTGTACCACCCATAATCTTGAACTCTTCAAAGTCAGTCTCAGACCAAACGCCCTTGCGAACTAGGCTTGATGCCCAGTCAGACATTGACTTAATTATTGCGTCAGCATTGTTGCCCAGTTTTTCATATTCTTCTTTATATGAAATCTCGGCTTCTTGTGCCTCATCACCGGCCATAGAAATAAACTTACCAGCAAGCTCTTCAAACGCCGACTGGCTGATGCCGTTTTCTTTAGCCCAGTCTCTGTATACTGTGTAAAGCTCGTCATCCTCTGGAATGCCAGCCTCGGCAAATACGGCTTCATCGTATTCCTCTGGGGCTTTGTGCTTTCCTTGGCTAAACTTTTTCTGCAACTCAGAATAAGCCTTTGCCAAATCTTCGCCGGTATTAAACTTCTCGGGCAACCACTCAGGCTTTCCTTCTTCGGTTGCCGCCTCTGACGCTACTGCGTCACTAGATACAGTCTCGCCGTCAGGCTTAACGTGTGAGATTGCTTCTTCTGCTTGCTGCTGGTTATCGTCACTCTCAATTTGAGCATCGGCCAGCAGACCATCAGTTTCGTTCATAGTGATCTCGCTCTTTTCATGCGCCGCTCAATTTCCCTGACCAGACTGTTCTGGCCTTCGCGAGCATAGCCGTGGCTGGCTTCTTCGCCGGGATACCACGTTGGCTGCTCTATCGTCAGTGCGCGTAGATGAGTGAGCAGCTTTGCCCCATCGTCACTGGCGAATACGCGCAAATAAAGACGATCAATGTCGTCCTTATCTACCTGCTGTTTTTCTGCAATCTTTGGATCTACAGAACGTAGACCATCCCAACCTTCTGGGTTCATTCTTATGCCCCTTCTGGCGGTGCCTCACCTTGTGGCATTTCACCGGCCTCTGCTTGCGCCGCCATTTGGGCGGCTTCCATTGCTTGCTGCATCATCATCTCGCGCTCTTCTGGAGACGTGCGCAACTCAGCCGGGATGCCCAGCTTATCAGCAACATAATCTGCAATGCTGCCTGTCTTTACAGCCATTTGGCCTTCTGGGCCAAGGGCTGACGACATTTGCACCCACTGCATAATTTTTTCAATGTCACCCATATTTTGCGCTTGTGCAATCGGGCT